CCAATTGTCTCTATTATACCAGATGTTAATGGAGGTAAACCTAAAGGAGGGATACCAATAGCAGGATATGGAAGGGCTTGAATTACATCTATGCCAGTTTCAACTGCTGTTATTAATGTATTAGTAGTATTTGAGATTTTATCTATTGTTTTTATTTTTTGGTACAAGTTATTGATTTGAGTAGCAACACTATTTCTTTTATTAGTTAAAGGTATTAGTACTCGTTGGTTAGGGCAAGAAATATATTCTTTAAGTTCTAATAATAATGGGGCTAATTCTTGAGGAGTAACATCTTTTCTAAATAATGTTTTATTACTAACAATAAATTGCACAGCTGTTGAACCAAATGGGGATAATTGTTTAATAATAAAAGGTATTAATCTAGCTTGTATTTCTTCTTTATTATCAATAAGAAAATTAAGTAATCTAATTTCGAAAGGTAAATTTGAAGATAATATACCTTTAACTATATCTAATTCTTGAATATTGAGTGTTTGATTAATTTGAGAAGTAGCAATATTCACTATATCCGGTTCTTCCGCTAAAGTTATTCTAGGAATTTCGTAAGTTGAATTACTTGGTGGTATATTTTGATTCTCAATACTCATTATCTATTGTCACATATATTAAAAGAATAAATAGATGGTGCATCTATTACTCCTTTTCGTTGGTTTAAAGTAAATGATTCACCTATATTAGTCAAAGATATTACTGTGTTTTCTCTTTTTATAGGATAACCATAAATTACAGATGATCTAACTCCTACTGAGTTAGATATAGCTAAAGTTACTATAGTTTCATTATTTTGATCTGCTAATCTTGTATCTGTTGATCCTACTCCTCCTGATTTTTTAATGAAAGCTATTAATTCATCTTTAATATTTCCATTTATTAACATATCTGCTAGCAGTTGAGTTTTTAACACAGTTGGGTTAAATTCTTTTCTAGTTATGGTATCATCATTTAACAATGATGTACCAAATAAAGATAAATAAACTATAAACTCCCAAGATGTAACACTACCCGCAGTACTAGGTGACTGAGTATAATAATCTACATATTTGCCATTTATCCCAAATCTGTCTGGGAATTGGAATGCATTTAGAGTTATTTTGGTGGCTCCTGGTGGTTTATATAGTATTTTATCTCCTTCAAATTTTTGTCCTCTATTTATTTCTCTTGTTTTACAGTTTACTTGTAGGAGACTAGCATTTAGAGTAGTATATTGATATTGTCTAAAATTTTCTCTTTTATCACCAGAGTTATAATCAGGACCACTAATTATTACTTCTGATTTTACTGTTGGGGCAGGTATTCCTTCTTCTTTAAATGCTTCTTCTATATATTTTTTTAAGGAGTTAAACCTTTTTTGAGATAAAATTTTAGGTCCTAATTGGCCTTCAGGTCTAAATTCTCCTTCAGGCCCAGCCCAATTTGGGTTAGGTGAACCGTCTTCTAAAAATTCTTCTCTATCATTGTTAGGTACTTTTGATTCAGAAGCTTTAATTGATATAACATAATTGCCTGGGTTATTTTTTATAAATTCCTTTAGTGAGAAAAGTTCAAAGTCTAGTATATCTCTATCCTGTGTTTTTAATGATGAAATAAGATATTTTCCACCATCAAAACTATTATTTAGGTTTAATTTACCACCATAAATGTCATCTATTTGAGGTTCATTTATTGGAATATATACACTGGTTGGTTGGGGATTTTTTATACTCTTTAAAGTACGTCCTTCTTTAGTATAAGTGATATTAGTTTTAGTAGGATCAACATTATTAGGTACTATAATATTATAGTATCCGTTTTTGTTTGTTGTTGTTTTCTTGCTTATAGTTCCTCCATTAAGAGTTACTGTAACTCCTTCTAGATTTTTACCATTTTCATCAACTATTTGTCCGGTGAACCTCTGCATATTAAATAGTTTTTACTTGTTTAGATAATAAATTTTTTCCGTCAACTATATTTTGCATAGATTGTGCTAATGTTTTAGCTTTACCAGCAGCTTGCTGTAATGAGCCTATAGGAGCACCTGTTGAATCAGTAGCTGTTTGGAAATATGTACTTAAAGCTGATATGAATGATGATACTTCACCTAATAAAGTATTTAAATTTTCACCTAAAACAACAGATTGTAATTGTGTACCTTCGGCTCCAGTTGTTGATCCTAAATATACTTTAGGGGCAGCTAATGCTATTTGATTACTACCATCTATATTAACTGAGGTATCTGAGGTTAGATGGATAGATTTTTCAGCACTTAAAATTATAGAATCACTTTTGGCATTGAATACTAGGCGACCTGAGTTTAGTATTATTTGTTCACTAGAATATATTCTGGTAGCTTCAGGTGGTGTACTTTTTTTATATGAGTCTTGTCTATTGCTAGTTAATAATAATGGTATTTGTTGAGTAGAAGTTAGATAGATAGATGATTTATCGTTGTTTATATTCTCAGTTGTTGGTATCCATGAATCAGTATCTACTCTACCCTGTCCATTTCTAATAATAAAAATTGGAGAGCCATTCTCCCCAGTAGATGACCAATTGTTAGGTATATTAGCATTATTAACTGTTGAACCTAATCTAATTGAATTACCAAATCTACCTTCATATATTATATCTCCTTCATATGGGAGTAAAGGATGAATATCTATAATATTGTTCTCATTGAATGTTTGGCCTAAGTTTATTTCAGTGCTTTGGTCTGTTACTCTTCTCACAGAACCTGCTTCTACTTGTTGATAATCTTTTTGTTGAGATGAAGGTAAAACATTAGTTGAAGGTATAGCATTATGGATTTGACTATTCCAAACATTTATAGGAGGTAAATAATAAGCAGATACTGAGGTTGTATTTTCTGTGACATCTGTATCTGTTAAATAAATAATAGGTACTAATTCATTTATTAAAGGATATTGTTTTATATTTGGAAAAGCAGGATAAGCTGGGATTAAAGGTATTTGTTCTGAGAATGCTGGGTTTTTGGTTGATTCAATGAATATAGTTCCTATCCCATTCCATTCTCCAAATTCAAGAAATCTAGGGTGAGTATCATCTAATATGATATCACGTACTCTAGATGATATAATTTGTGAATTAGCTGTCCCAACTTGTCTGTCAGATCTGGGGGTTGAGTTATTGACAGCAGCCCCAAATCCATACCTAACTGTAGTCATTATTTACCCTCCTCTTTAAACTTATCTAATTCAGATAATAATTGAGCTTTTTCTTCTTCAGAGATACCAAATCCATTATCAGCTGTACCTCCTGTATTCATGATACGTTGTATGATAGTAGCCATCTTGATTAATTGTTCATCGTTTTTGACACCTATTTCTAAGTATTCTTTAATTAAAGGAACAATTAAAGTAGCATCACCTATTTCTTGTACTAATGGTTTTAATTCAGCTATAAGAGCAGAAATCTGTTTATCTTTTTTCTTTTGATTATTATATATCTCTTCTAAGATATCAGAAAATTTTTTACCACTAAATACTATTCCATCTAATCCATTCATAATATATTATTTAATAATAAATATGGATATTAGAAATTTGTATACCCGTTTTCTAAATAGAAAAGATAGTGCCCTTTAAATATATTATAAAGCTTATCTGCTATTTTAGTAATTTTAGGAGTTTTAACATCAATAATTTCTCTAATATAGATATATAGTGCTTTTTTATTAAAAATATCTATATTATCTCTCTTGCGAAATAATTCTAATATAGCATCTGCTATTTTAGCGTCATTTTCTTTAGGAAATAACTCATAAATATTTTTAGTACAATATCCCACATACTCATCTATAAATGTATATAATTTATCATTATATGTAGCTTCAGTTATATCTGAGATGTTGTAACTAAATTTATCATCTGATTCTATTTCAGCTACTGGGGCTTTATCAACACGTTTTTTATAATTTTTAGTGTTATTTATAATTAAATATCTTTTTACTATTGTCCCAAAATATGAATATGCTTTAGCTCCTTTACTTGGGTCAAATAAATGTATCTTAGTAAGTAGGAAAGTTATAATTTCATGTTGTAAATCTTCAATATTGTCAACCTCAGTATAATAAAATTTGAAAGTATGGATTATATTTTCTGTTAATTTAAAAAAAGCATAATGTATTCTATCACTATATATTCTACTTCTTACAGATGGATCATCTGTATTATTGTATAAAATTATAGCATCTTCAGTATCCTGGGTGAAGTATTGAGTTCCTTTTTTAGGTTCACTCATAAATTTTTAATTTTAAAATTATTTAATACTTCTTGGATTTGTTTTACAGATTGGAAAAAGAATCCAACTTCATCATCTGCTTGAAAATGTCCTCGAGCGTCTACTTCTTTTAATTTTTTATCAGACATTTCAATTATCTCAGATATTTTATTTAAGTAAACCATGTAACCTGATAAAATATCTTCTTGACGCTCATTTTTTTTAAGAAGGTTAAAGGTCGTGTATCCTAAGATCACGACCGTTAAACCTAATATTATTATTAAACTTATCATATGTTATCAAACATATTTTGTATATTGATACCTTGAATATTACCTAATGCTTTAGTTCTAGTAGGTGTTTTTTTTTCTTTAACAATAGCTGAACCTACTTTTTTAATCCCATCTTTTAATTTAGGATTCCATTCACGTTCAAATTCAATTCGAGCAACCATTAGGTCCGCTTGATGAATAATATAAATTAATGCGGTACGAGGTTTAGTTTCAGGTGACCAACTTATTAAGTAAGATTTATTCGCTTCATCATATAAACCATCATGTAATTTAATAGCTAACCACTCATTACGTGACATCATAATACCATTAGTCATTAATAAATGAATTCCTCTATCTGGTACTGACATGTACTCTAAACGATCGTTGAATTTGTAATCTTCACCTAGTTTTTCTTTACGCCACTGATCATCCTGAGGAATATAGGCGTCATTATTTTCATCACCTATTTTACCTAAGTCATGGTTTAAGGCTGAGAATACTAATTCTTCAAGTGTATATGTAGAAGTATCTACTCCTATTTCTTCCCATACAAAATGTAATTTAAGTGCTCCTTGAACTACTCGGTTAACATGTTCTACATAGCCACCAGGAAATGCATTATGGTATTCTTTTTTATGAGAAGCAGGCATCATCATAATACGCTCAGCATATTTTTCATAGAAAGCTAACAGTTGGTCTTTTCTATCACCTTTAATGTATGCTTCAATATTACCTAAAAATTCTTCCCAGTTCTCTAGAATTTGTTCTGCTGTCAATTTCATAATTATCGATTATAAGTCATTGGTTCACTTTCAATATATAAACGTGCTTGATCAATTGCTTCACGCATTTCACCTAGTACCTTTAAATATTCTTCAATTGGTTGATCTTGCTTAATAAAAAAATTTAATTTGTTAGTACCCGACTCGATTTTATTTAGTTGGTGGAGTACACTGTCTCTGTTTTTCATAAATAATAGTTAATTACGTTATAACGTTCTTGTTATAACCCGTATCTATACGTTAATATAGAAATATTTAGTTCCAAGTTACTCTTAAGAAGAGGTAATAATATCTTGAATTTTCTTTAGAAAAATACATTTCTCATATTCCTCTATGTTTTCATAGTATTCTAAAGCATTTTTTAAAGCTATGCTGAATGGTTTATCTGAGTATAATTTAAGTGCCTCGATATGCATCGGATACTCAGGATCTATTTTGGATAAATTATCATATGCTCTAGTATAAACCATATAACTACTAGCTCGTTCAATATCATCTATATCCAGATATTGGTTGGATGTTCTGAAAAACATGATGATTTGCTTAGTAAAAATCTCATAGTTGGCTATAAGTTTTTTGAACATTCCAATCCACATGATAGGACCCTCAAAGACTACTTGTGTTGTTTCATTAACCTCATCCTCAGGTTTAAATGTTTCAAAAATTTTATTTATATCCATATATATACATACCGTTAAAAATGGGAAATAGCGGGGTTAAACGCCTTACTATGACCTTATATATATTATAATATATAAAAGGAAAAAGTGGCTAAAAGCCACTTTAATCCTTCTTTTTAATGATCGAGAGAGGATTTAAACCTCTATGTCGGCTTTACATTTCGTTGACCGACCGCACCTTGAAGCGAACGTCTACTAGATAAACACCATGGTATCTATCATTTCCGCCACTCGATTTTTAAAGTGCGCCCTACTGGGATCGAACCAGTGACCTAATGATTATGAGTCATTTGCTGCTAACCGCTGAGCTAAGGGCGCGTATACCTTTTTAAACGACGTCGAGAAGGTTAACTCTATCTACTATACGATTAGAACAGT